GATAGTACAGCTATCCATCTAGGCTTTTCAAAAATAAAATCGTCTTCTTTAGTGCAAATCATATTTTATGCCTTGTATTCTTATATCTATCTAAGAATTCATGGTTAATATTATCTTTTTTAGCACTCATATCATCTGCAACGCCTTGTTTTTCAGTCATAGAAACTGTTCCACTATGAATTTGAAATGCATTCGATGCTTTAGTTTTTGAAGAATCATACAGTTCTTTAATATCTTCAATCTTAGCACCAACCTTTTCTGCTATAGATTCAATTGTTTGTAAGTGTGAGTTTGATTTTATATAAAACTCTTTAACTTCGTCAATAACAAATTTCTTGTTTTTCATGCTATGGCACTCCTATCTGCATTTCTGATGAAAGATGTTTTTTTTGTTGTAAGATATGAAATATAATGATTAAAACATTCTTCACTAACTTTTCTGTAATGATATTTGTTTTTACCAGTATAGTTGTCAAACCTTCTTAACTCTTCAACAAGGTCTGTTTCGGGATCAAATAATTTGCTTGGGCTAAAAGATGAAAGACACATCTTAACCCAATATGAATAGGTATTATTGATTATATCTAATGATTTTTTAGCCAAACAAAAAGATTCGTTAGGGTCTATATCGTTTGCATCTTTATCATATCCATATGATTTTATTTCTGGATCATCATAAATTTCCATTATTTTCTCCTAGATGTTTTAAATAAAATATTATCTTCATCAATTACAATATCATCTAAATTTGTAATTTCAGTATAAAGTTCTGAATTTTCTTTGTTTTCAACAATAAATCCAGCAGCACGAAATATTCCTTTTATTTCTGTAACAAAACTTTTGTCGTTACAATAACAACATTCTGCTACACACTTCCAAATAAATGGTGTTCCGTCACTTTTTTTTTCGTTTGGCTTTACGATCAAAACATCTACTAATGGCTTATTGCAATTACTACACTTTATAATTACATGCCCCCCATCTATTAAACCTTCTTTTGGTTTTTCTTTTTCGTCTTCTTGTTTTAACTTGCTCATTTTTTTTCTCCTTTGTCTATATATTTCCTAATATTCTTGATCTTATCAACATTTAATATTTTGTCTTGCTTTTCAAGACCTTTTATTTTTCCAGATCTCCACCAAGGAAGCTTATTGTCTGCTTCTTCTTTTTCCTTTGCAATCTTTTCTTTTATTTTTCCTCCTTCTCTTTTAAAATTTTGATCGCTTATTTGACCCAATGTTTCTCCACCTTTGACATAACTAATTATTCCACCAGAAAATACTTGAATTAATTTATTTTTTTTGCAAGTTGGACATTTTTCTAAATGCCCTTGTGCAAAAGTACGAAATTCTTCTGTTGAGTTGTTGCAATTTTCACATATGTATTCATAGGTTGGCATATCAAAAACCACTTTCTTCTTCGTCATCGTCATCTTCATGCAAATCAACACAATACTTCATTTTCCAAGAATCATGAGTAAACTCAAGTGCTTCTGGTGGAAAACCATCACGCATAACATTTGCATCTAAGTCAAAATAAGCAACTAAAATTTCACCAGTTTCTTTATTTGTATTAACAACAGTCATTGGCATACTTCCAGATTTTAAAGAAACAACATCACCATTTTGAAATGACTCATTCATGATTACCCCTATATATATTAGTGCATTGTTGATATAGATAGTCATCAGACATTGGCATTAATTTTATCTTTTCGAGATTATTATTTATTGCATCCATTTTGCTATTATACAATTCCTCATTTAAAGTACCAACATCAAATCCTCCTTGGTATTGTATTATTCCCTTTTCATCAAAAAAACTTCCTATTTCTGAACTTCCTAAATATATTGGTACAGTTCCATATGCAAAACAATCGGTTAACAATTCAGCAAAAAAATAAGAATTAAAATTATTTTGTATTACTATAGAAAACATGTAGTCTTTTAATGCGTTTTCTTTTCTGTAAAAGTTATCGTATTTTTCTCCAGTGTACGGAGAATTAAAAGCACCACCATAAATATCAACTTTATCTTTATATATTTCAGCAACAGCATGTCTATATAGATGTTCTTTGCAAGATTTTTTATTAGAACAAATCATTGAGCACTTTTTTGTTTTTGGGTAAATGCCCCAAAGTTCTCTTGGTGTCCAAGGTATGTTGCTGCAAGAATAAGCAAATTTAAACCTTGAATCTAATGATAAGAGATACTTATCAGATGTGAATATAAAGTCTAAGGAAGAGAATATATGTTTGTAATTGTATTTTATGTGTTCGTAGAGATTTCCATAAATAGTAGTAGATTCACATAACCAGCCAACTCTGAGTACAGATGGTTTTTTTGGAATAGAAAATGATTCTTGCATTATAGAATAGTCTATAAAGACTTCTATATCTGAATCTTCTTTTGTCCAATCAAATAATGTTGGCTTAATATTTGAGCAGCTTGAATACTCAGTATTGAATGGAGCACCAAATACCTTAAGCGTTCCTCTTTTTGGCATTTTTCCTTTTTTCCTTTTTCAATTTCTTAATCCTGCAAGAACACCTTTTTGATCTTTTCAAACTGGTTCTTATCATACTAAACACGCACCGCCAGCACAAGCTAGTTCGCCTTGTATATTTATTGTAGATTTTTCTTCCAACACATTTAAATAATTTACTTCTGAATAACTATCTATAAGTTTATTCCATAAGTCTAAATTGTAAGCATCTTTAAGTGCATAAGTGGCATACTTTGTATTGGAACTAAAACACTGATCAGAATATGTTTTAATTAATTTTTTCCACTCTTCTTGTTTTTCGTCTTTTGGTTCAAAATAACCAAGAACACAAGAACACGCATCCCATAAAGAGTTAAAGTTATACTCAGAAAATTTTGGATAAATTTCATAAGCAGTAGATGTAGCTTCAAAACCCCAATTTTTTATTTGTTCTTCAATTGAATAAACTGCTGTGAATGGAGCTTGATTATAATCTTTATCTCCAGTAGCAGCTATAAGTGATATTCCAGCAAGATCTGCACGATGATCATAAATGTAGTCTTTTACTTTATCCCATTCATTATCTTGAACATGTATTGTATTAGATACATTATGATTTAGTTCTTTTCTAATGCAAAGCTCTGGATTTTTACCAGACACTACCCAATTCTTATAGGTAGATACAACATTATCTAACATAGATATAGCATCTATTTCTTCCTTAAGCACTGTTCCCTTTTGGGTTTGCACACAAAACCTTATGCAGTCATCTGTTTTATTTGATGACCATACAGACTCTTCACAAGCTTGAGGATTAATGCTTTTAAAATACTGATAAGGAGATTCAAGCTGATTAGCTTGGACAATACGGAAGTACCTACCACTATGATCTGGATGAATACCTGATGTCGAACCTAATAGAGCAGCAGAATTGCCTTCTGGTTTGACACAAGTTGTTCTAGCAGCAGGGTTTATGTTTAAAACAGATGCATACTTTTTATTTGTATTCTTCACTATTTCAGCACCTTTCTGCTGAATTTCTGGATTTAATAGTATTTTTGGGTGATGCTGCATACCATTAATTGAAACGCCTAATAATGCCTCTTTACGAGCGATAAGTTCTGTAACATGACCCAAGTATGGGAAATTGGTAAAAGATGCTTGCAATGTGCCAATAAAGGCAGCAGCAGCACATCTTTCATAGAAGTCTTCTTCTGATGTTATTGTTTTTCCATTAATGGTTGATAAATTGCAAAATCCCCAACCAGAAAGACCAACTTCGTCTTCTGGCATATCGTCTTTGCAGGACTCTTTTGTCGTTATTGGTCCTTCATATAATGACAAAGCTTCGGCCAGTTCTGGACTACCCTTTTTATAAAAGTGCCTAGTTATCCATGAAATCTCACAACATGGATTGCATAAGACATCATAATAATCAGCAAAGAAGAATCCGGGTTCGCCAAACTCTTTTGTTGCCTTAAAGAGATTTTCAAATACTTCTTTGGAGGTATCTTTTCTGTGGAGTAATGCAGAGATGTTTGCCCTAGCCCTTTGAGGATTAGTAAAATACCAATCTCCAGTTTTTGCATTAATCATCAATTCATCATCAGCAGAAAATAAAGCTATGGTTGCAGACCTACGAACACCTCCAGATATAACAGCATCAGCAGCAAACATAACTATATCGAATGCATCCACTGTTCGTAATTCTGTTTGTCCGTTTGCAATACATCTATCGAGTAAATCCCTAGTCTTTTCTAATGCTTTTTCTAGTGGTTGATAGCCTGGAGCATTACCTATACCACAACCCAAAGGAGCACCCTTTTCTCTTATGTCTTCATAACTAAATCCAACTGCTATATCTTTATATCTTTTAAATTCTTTTATAGGGGTTTCAAAATATGAAGAAAGAAGAACACCTAGAGCATTTGACCAACCTTCAATTGAATCTTCAACCCTATAAATATGGTGCTCATAACAACATGCTTCTGGATTTAATCTAGTGGATGAAAACTTTGGCAATAACTCAACATGATGTTTTTGTACACTAAAGCCAGTTCCAGAACCACAAAGCAATAAGTAGAAACATTCTTGAAAAAATCGCAACCTATCACAATAACTGGCAGAACAATTAAATATTCTTGCATTATGCTTAATAATTGGCTTACCACCAAACTGTAATGCTCTTTGTGAACCCAATATCTTTTGATCCCTGATCATTTCATAATGTTCTTCAATATCTTTACGCAAGGATGGATGAACTTCTATCATCATATCTTTTATTCTTTGTACGCTTTCATCCCAAGTTTCCCTTCTTTTTTCAGATTCGATCCATCTAGCGTATTTGGAAACAGCCGTATATTTTTGCAATTCTTTAATAGACATGAAAAACTCCATCTGCCCTGCTATCGCAAGGATAAGCGGAACTCTAAAGGTATGTAATACTGGCGATTACCAGCGAAAATAAATACACCCATGATTGTAGGTAAGACAGATCAAAATCTTACTTATTTTTTTTATTGTGGCAAGACTATTTTATGACTTTTAATGAAATGTTTTTTATAGAAAAATTAAGAAAAAAGATAGGCATATTCTGAATAATCGCCCCAGTATTCATTTGATTGAGAAAAAACTTTTTTAAAAGTTGTAAAATGTTGTGTAAAATGATGACCGTGATTAATATGGAACGATGGATTTTTGCATTCCCAATCTTTGTTTTTCCAATTCAAAGAATTTGTTCCTTCTTTTTTTGAATACCAAGGCTCTAAGCTTCCGCTATTGTTCAATAGTGCGTGTGGCAATATGTTTTCAAAGTGCTCAATAGATCTATCAAACTTCATAACAACATTAGATGTTGGTCTTATGCCATCATTTTTTGGTTGCCAACCATTTTTTGATAACCCAATGTGATTTGTATTTGTTATAGAGTCACATTCAAAATCATCGTAATCAAAATAATCTTTTGGATAAATGCAATCATGTTCTAAAAAACTAACATATTTAACCTTATCTGAATTTTTTCTTATAAAATAGAGACATTGCAATATTTGCAAAACTTGATTTAAATGACATGAAACTTTAATTGGAGAAAATAATTCAATGAATGGATTATTCGGTACTGTGTTCCATACTGATGTAACTATGCGAACATTTTTTTTTGATAACAACTTTAAACTTTCTAAGCTAGCATTTAAAGACTTTTCTCTTATTGAATCTGACTCATAATTATTTGTGTAAAAAATTCCAACTCTTTCATTAAATTCTGGATAAAGTAAGTAATTTC